GGCATGATGCTTGAGAGTGACCTTCCTGAAAACCGGAAGATCGAGCTGCGCGTTTTGCTTGAAACGAAGAAGCTCATCGACAAGATCAAGAAGGCGTTTCTTGCCTTCGCTGAGCCGGTCAATGACGACCAAAAGGCCGAAGCTCTGTTTCCTGTGAGAAAAGAAGTGTATGAGTACCTTCAGCTTGTCAGCGCCGGTATTGATACCTTCTTGGAAACCCACCCCGCGCCCATGACTGAGGGCGACTAAATCAATTAAATCATGTGACAAAGGAGATTATGAATTATGTATCAGAATGACCCTAAGAGAGTGCTGACCCCTGAGTGCCGCCTGTCCTACGCAAACCTTGTGACGCCGAAGGCACCGGCCAACAACCCCAACGCTGAGCCGAAGTACAGCGTGACCCTGCTGATCCCGAAGGGTACCGGCATCAAGACGGAGCTGGACGCGGCTATGGAGGCCGCCGCTCAGGAGGCCGTCAACGCGAAGTGGAACGGTATTCGCCCGCAGCGCCTTGAATCCGTCGTGCATGACGGTGACGGTGTGCGCCCCTCCGGTGAGCCGTTCGGCCCTGAGTGCAAGGGCTGCTGGGTAGTTACCGCGTCCAGCAAGAACGAGCCCTACGTCTGCGGCATCGACAATACGCAGTGTAAGCTTGCCCCCACGGACATTTACAGCGGTATGTATGCCCGCGTGAGCATCAATTTCTACGGCTACTTCGCCGCTGGCCGTCGTGGCGTCGGCTGCGGCCTGCGCGGTGTGATGAAAACCCGCGACGGTGAGCCGCTGAGCGGTGCCGTTGTGACCGCCTCTGAGTTTGCCGGTGTCGGCAATCAGCCTGCGGCCATGCCCGCCATCAACCCCCTGACTGGTCAGCCCATGTAAGACCTGCGGTGTCCGGGAGGGCGGCTACACAACGGCTGCCCTCCCGAAGAGTAGAGGAGGCAACTTTATGACACACCACCTTTCCATTGACCTTGAAACCTACTCAAGCGTCAATCTGAAGAAGGCGGGTGCGCAGGCTTATATCCGTAGCCCGGACTTTGAAATTCTGCTCTTCGCCTACAGCCTTGACGGCGGCCCGGTACAGGTAATCGACATGGCGCAGGGTGAGGCGATCCCTACGGATATTCTGGCCGCGCTGACCGCTCCCGAATATCTGAAACACGCCTACAATGCGGCCTTTGAATGGGGCTGCCTGAGCCGTTACATAGGGCAGGAGCTGCCGCCCTCTCAGTGGCGTGACACAATGCTTCACGGCCTCTACTGCGGCTATACAGCGGGCTTGGAGGCCACAGGGCGGGCGCTGGGCATCCCGGAGGACAAGCAGAAGATGAACACCGGCAAGGCCCTGATCCGTTATTTCTGCGTCCCCTGCAAGCCCACGAAGGCCAACGGTGGCCGGACGCGAAATTATCCGCATCACGACCCGGACAAGTGGAGACTCTTCAAAGAGTACAACGCGCAGGACGTGGAAGCGGAAATGGAGATTGCCCGTTTTCTGTCCACCTTTCCGGTCCCGGCTGAGGTACAGAAGCAGTGGGAAACCGACCTCATTATTAATGCCCGTGGCGTTGCCGTTGATATGGACTTCGTTCACGGCGCTCTGGAAATGGGCGACACGGTACGCACGGAGCTGACGGACGAAGCGGTGAAGATTTCCGGCCTGTACAACCCGAACAGTGTACGGCAGCTCTCTCAGTGGCTGTCCGATGAAACCGGCGAGGACGTGAGCAACCTTCGCAAAGAAACGGTTGCGGAAATGCTGGGCCGTGACGACAACAGCGCGGAGGTCAACCGTATGCTTGAGATCCGGCAGGAGCTGGGCAAGACCTCCACAAAGAAGTATGACGCGATTGAAGAAGCCGTCTGCGCTGATGGACGGGTACGCGGGCTGCTTCAGTATTACGGTGCCAACCGCACGGGCCGCTGGGCCGGACGGCTGGTGCAGGTGCAGAATCTGCCCCGGACTTACACAGAGCCGCTTGAGCTGGCCCGTGAGCTGGTGAAGGGCCGGAAGCTGGACGCGCTGCGCGTGATCTACGGCTCCCCGAATGATACCCTGTCACAGCTTATCCGTACCGCCTTTGTGGCGGCTCCCGGTAACGTCCTGATTGACGCCGACTTCAGCGCGATTGAGGCCCGCGTTATTTCTTGGCTGGCTGGTGAGGAATGGAGGCTTGAGGTTTTCCGCACACACGGCAAGATCTATGAGGCCTCTGCTTCTCAGATGTTCGGTGTACCGCTGGAACGCATCAAGAAGGGCAACCCGGAGTATGCGCTTCGGCAGCGCGGCAAGGTGGCTGAGCTGGCGCTTGGCTATCAGGGCGGCGTCGGTGCTATGCGCAACATGGATACCGGCAACCTGCTTGCGGACCTCTCCGACGATGAAGTACAGGAGATCGTCAACCGCTGGCGCTCCACAAATCCGAAGATCAGGAATATGTGGTACGACTTTGATAGCGCGGCGGCTGAGGTGATCGTAAACGGCGGCACGGTCCGTGTTCGTGACTGTGTGCTGGCCCGTGAATATGACTGCCTGCGCGGTACCACCTGTATGACTATCACGCTGCCGTCTGGCCGGAAGCTCTACTACATAGATCCGGCTGTCGGTGAAAACCGCTGGGGCGGTAGCTCCCTGTCCTATATGGGCATGGATCAGACAACAAAGAAGTGGAAACGCATTGAAACCTACGGCGGCAAGCTGGTAGAGAATTGCGTTCAGGCCATTGCCCGTGACTGTTTGGCACAGGCGATTGAACACCTTGAGGCGGCAGGGCTGCCGGTGGTTTTCCACGTTCACGACGAAGTAGTGATTGACGTTGCTCCCTTCGGCACGGACGCGGAAATGCTGGACAAGGTGGTAGGTATTATGACAAGGCCTGTTCCGTGGGCGCAGGGCCTGCCGCTGGGCGCTGACGGCTGGGTAGGACAATTCTTCAAGAAAGATTAAGGAGGCAATCTTTTATGGAAATCATCAAGAAAACTATCAAGCAGTCCTCTTGGGCTGAGCTGAAGGCGGCGGCTGAGGCCGGTACGCTGGATACTCTCATTCAGAGCGGTGACTTGATCCCGTTCAACCTCAAGACCGGTGAGGAAGTGGCTGTCAGAGCTACACACGACGGCAACGGCAAGATGTTCTTCGTGCTGGAAGATTGCATGGAGGACGAACACGCTATGAACAATGAGCGCACCAACAAGGGCGGCTGGGACGCCTGCGGCATGAGGAAGTACCTCAACAAGACCGTGTTTGCCCTGCTGCCGGACGACCTTCAGGCCGTCATTGCTCCTACCACTATCGTTCAGATCGTGGACGGTGAGCGCGTGGAAAGCGTGGACAAGCTCTTCCTGCTGTCCAAAACTCAGGTGTTCGGCAAAGGTGACTGGTCCGACAATGAGCCGGAGGACACGCAGCTTGACTGCTTCCGTCGTGAGAAGGGCCGCGTGAAAGAGTGTGCTGAGCGCGGGACTTGGTACTGGTGGCTGCGGTCCCCTCTGTCCTCTTCCTCGTCCAATTTTTGCGCTGTGAACGGCAACGGTACCAGCTCCAACACCAACGCGAACGCCTCTTGGGGCGTCGCGTTCGGCTTCTCTTTAATCTGATCCCTCTTGAGATCCAGCCCCCGCGTGGGGCTTCACAAAGCCCATCAGGGCAAAAAGTACGGAGGTACACCTATGAACATTAGAAAAATCCTGAGAATGGCGCTGCTGGCTGCGGCTATCGTGTTTATCGTCGGTGCGGTTGTCGGCACCCTCGTTACGCCGATTGTCCTGTCCCTGCACTATTCGTGGTACTGGCTTTTCCTCTATGCTGGGTACCTGCTGCTGACCCTCTACGTGGTCCTGTACTGTATCCGCTACTGGCACGACGATGAAGGAGGCACCCATAAATGAAAATCATCAAGCCCCGCGTGGAATTTATCACGCCTATCAACGGTGACGTTATCCTGAAGCGCCTTGAGCAGTGCGGGCGCGTCTGCTACAAGTCTGAGGGCCGGATCACTGAGGACAGCGCCCCGAAGTTTGTAGCCGGTATCATCAAGCGCGGCCATGAAGCCGTGCTGGAACACTGCTCTTTCACCGTGAAATTCATCTGTGATCGTGGCGTTTCACATGAGATCGTCCGGCATCGGGTGGCCTCCTACTGTCAGGAGAGTACGCGGTACTGCAACTACAGCAAGGGCGACTCCGGCAGCGAAATCACGGTCATTGAGCCGTGCTACCTGAACAGCAATACCTTTGCCTACGACGAATGGAAAGAGGCCTGCCGCCGCGCAGAAACGGCGTATTTCAATCTTCTGAATTGGGGCCTGTCCCCGCAGGAAGCCCGCGCCGTGCTGCCGAACAGCCTGAAAACCGAAGTGGTTATGACGGCCAATATCAGAGAGTGGCGGCACTTCCTGAAGCTCCGCTGCTCTAAGGCAGCTCACCCGCAGATGCGGGAGGTGGCTACACAGCTTCTGAAGGAGCTGCAAGAGGAGATTCCGGTCCTCTTTGACGACATTGACCCGGAGGGCTGAGCATGGCTATTGAGCGCTTCGCTGACGCATACACACCCACCTGTGATATGTGCGGCGCTGAGCTGCCGGAAGAGTTCTCTTTTGAGGACGCGGTAGACAGCAAGAAACAGAACGGCTGGCGCTCCGTCCGGGATACCGGCGGTGACTGGTGGGACCTCTGCCCGGATTGCTACACGAAACACGCAAACCGGCTTAGAGGCATCGGCCCTTCTGAGTTTGGAGGTATCACATGATCCTTGCTACAAGAATTGTCCTGCTGGTAGTCAGCGCGTTCTTCTTCCTTGCGACTATGAGCGTAAGCACGGAACGGCGCGGCTATCTTGACCTGACCGGTGCAGTAGCGGCAGCAATCCTGCTGCTACTGTCCTACCGGATCTGAAAGAGAGGTGTTCAACATGGATAAAAACGCTGAGAAAATCACAATCACCTATGACGACGGCTCTACAAAGGAGCTGAAGAAGGGACTGGTCTTTCACATTGAGGGCGACCCTTCCGCTGAGAGCATAACCGTCACGGCAGATATGGTGGCAATGTCAGGCAAAGATCTGTTCACCATCGTAGAGGCTGCCGTTGAGCTGGGCGTAAAGCTCGGTATGTTCGGAGATACGGAGGCCGCTGACGATGAATAGAGCTGAGATTTTGGAGGCTGCCCGCGTCTGCGTCTGCGGTGAACGTGAACAGGACTACGGCAAGCCGGAGGACAACTTCTCTACTATCGGCCTTCTGTGGGGCGTCTATCTCCGCGCAGCTCACCCTGAGCTGGCAAAGGTGATGGGCGTCAACCGCATTGACGCAAAGGACGTGGCTGCTATGATGGCGCTGCTCAAGGTGGCCCGCATTGCTACCGGCTCAAGCCCTGACAGCTTCGTTGACCTTGCCGGTTACGCTGCCTGCGCCGGAGAGATTGTCGCGAAGAACACCGCAACCCCGCCGGACAATACCTGCGTCATGTGCGGCGCTATCATTCCTGAAGAGCGGCAGGTCTGCCCGGACTGTGAGGCGGGCCGCTGGCCCATGAAAGCTACATGACGCCGCAGAAGGACTGGACGGGAAACAGCCGGTCCACTCACGCCGTTCTGGGCGCACGTAACTACGCCCAGAACGAACGTGAAAACAACGACTACTATGCCACTGAGCCAAAGGCAGCTCGGCTTCTCATGGAGGTTGAGCAGTTTTCCCCGTTCATTTGGGAGTGCGCTTGCGGTGAAGGCCATCTTGCAAAGGAATTTGAGGCCGCCGGGTATCACGTGTATGCTACGGACCTCATTGACCGGGGCTATGGCTATCAACAGGACTTTTTTGACAGCCACAGCCCCTCCCATTGCAGGCTTTGACATAGTAACAAATCCGCCGTATTCAAAGGCGCAGGAATTCGTTGAACACGCTCTTGATATTTCAGCGGACGGCTGCAAGGTTGCAATGTTCTTGAAGATCCAGTTCCTTGAAGGAAAATCCCGGCGTGAGCTTTTCAAGAAATACCCTCCAAAAACGGTGTATGTCAGCTCCGCCCGCCTGCGTTGCGCAATGAACGGCGATTTTGAAAAATATGCGAAATCAACCGCCGTGTGTTACTGCTGGTACGTATGGCAGAAGGGCTACACCGGTGACACGGTGATTAAGTGGATCAATTAGATAGGAGGATTAAGCACATGATTATTTATGATTTCGACAATGAAGCTGTCGATATTAAACTGCTGGAGAAGCAGATTGCATCCATCAACATATCTGTGGTGTCAGGTGATGAAACTGGAAACGTTGTTTTCAAAGACGGCGAGATTATCAGCTTCGACGCTTCAGATTGTAGACTGATGAACTTCTATGACGGCTCCTATTC